CTGCGTATACTTGTCCAGCAGAGAAGTTTTCCATTTGTACTTTGAGGCGAGCACTCTTCAACTTGGAAATTCCGTGTAGGTTATTATAGAATAGGATTAACTTCTCCAATAGTAGTACTCTACTATTGCGGTTCGTGTTGAATCCAGGAGTTGTTTTGTTATCCGCGTACCATAGGTTTTTGTAATTCTTCTGTTCTAATAAGTATATTACTAGCTGGGAATAGGAATTCTCTTCAATAATGAGTTCTGCTGTGTTATAATGCTTGGCAGTCTTCATTAGTATTTCTACTAATAACTCGGTAGGTAATTTACCTATATACTCAGCCATCTGTTCTTGTGTTTCTTCATCTATAACTTCAAAAGATGTGAAATCCTTTGCGGATGCTTTATTAGAAGAACAGTCAACACCTATTTTATATTTCTTACCAGCTTCAGCCAATTTCCAAATGAATAATGTATCTTCATAGGTTATTCCACCAAGTTGTTTATTTAAGATATCGCTATTTGGTTTAAATGCTTTTAAGACATTAGGACTAAATAAGGAAGCGAGATTGACATTGAAATTACAATTCCACTCCTGCTCAAACTTATCTGTATTACCGTTATCAACCCTAATCTGATCTTCTCTAAAATTAGGATTTGCCATAAAGATTTTAGAGACTGTATATGGTAGATTATAGTCTGTCCACGGATTCAACTTGGATTCAGCATAAGTATAGGTCTTATAGAACCAATTCAAATCTGAATTACCATTAGGAGAAGAGATTGCGATTAGTTTACCATCTACGGCAGCTACCGTAGGTAGAATAGCCTTTACTACTTCATCACAGTTCTCAATGAATGCGGCTTCGTCAAGTACGAATAAGGTAGCAGAGAATGAACGAGCAGCGTGTGGATTAGAAGTCATAGCCTTGATGCTTGACTTTGTATCAAACTCTACTGTACTCTTACTATAAAGTGTAACAGGGGGTTTTAGCCATTCTGGTAGGAATTCATAGGCTGTTTTAAGCTTCGCAATGAACTCTTCAGCGCCTTCTCTCTTGTGGGCTACTACAAGGGTTTTCTTACCTTGAGAGAAGATAGAGAACCATAAACAGTAGAACATGATTACAGTCGAGACGCCCAACTGTCGTGACTTAACCGCAATAGAGTATTTATCATGCCGAACACCCTTGAGAAGAGTTTCCTGATAGGTGTCTGCATTGAAAGGTATAATACCTGAAGCACCATGGCCAATGATAAACCCATAACTATTAGCAAAATATATAGGATCATCAAAGCACTTTTGGCGCTCATCAGTAACATATTTAATAAGACCATCACGGATTTCCTCCGAACTTTTGCCTTCTCTTTGCCACTTGGCTACTAATCTATCTGGCTCAAAGTACTTATGAGTCAGATCTTGAGGCTTGTTTATTACTTTTTTAGCCTGTAATGATTTAATCTTTGCCATTAGCTAAAATCTCTCATTAAGGTATCAGCGGCAGATTCTGCTGAAGGTAATTCTCTACTTATAGTTTCTATATGAACATCTATTAAGTTTTGTTCACCATCTTCACTTATAAGTTTTGGTTGTGTTTGTCCTGACATATTCAATTTAGCACCCATTCCGGCACCTAACGCAACTGAATTCATTAGGTCCGAGATACTTAACTCTCCAGGACCCTTTTTATTTCCGGCAGCTTCGGCATTTTTATAAGAGGTTAGGTTCTTTAGCACATCATTTTTTTGTTTTAGTGCTTGTAATTTTAGTTCGCCAAGCTTGGCTAAGCTGATTGGAAAGGAGGCATCCGTAGATTGAATCATTCTATCCCGAAGGATATCAATGAGTCCAGCAAGATCACTTGCTTCACTATCTAAATCTACTAAAAGCTTCTCTGACTCTGCCATAACGATATTATCTATCTTCTGGACCATAGGATTCATGTTTTCGCGTCTATTAACTTGATTCATAACTGTCTCTTAACTTATTTCTATATAAATAAACAAAGGGCTCTGATTTTACGCAAAGCCCAATGTCATACATGTATTATGGACTGAAAAGCCCACGTTTTTAATATGTATACAACCACTACAAGGTTTATACATAGTTTAATTATCAGTTTCAAAATCCGCTTGTGTGAGAGCAAGCTTAGATGAGAATATATTTAATGGGCCGAATGCTGTCCTCATCTTGGTCATAGTTGCTAAAACTTCTTTGGATTTTACTTGACATTCCGTTTGTAGAGTATAAATAAGATTATTGGCTATCTTGTGTAAATCTTCACCAGCGTTTAAGATATCATATAACTTGTTTAAAATCTTCTTGTCTATATCTAATAAGTCTTCTGTTTCTTCTTTATATGTTTCTAGAAAAATCAAAAATTCCTGGAAGATCATAGCAGCATCTGAAACGGATTGCTTATCACCAGGGACTGCTCTACCCATTGCGTCATATGACATGTTGTGTATCTTGTCATAACCGTGGGCCATTGTAATTGTTGTTATACCATAGTTTAGTATCATTGTAAAATAAGTATAGACTCTGGCGTAGATAGGTCTACCTTTTTCATCATGCCCAACTACTCTTTGGGGATCGAACTTGTCCATGGCTTGGATAAGTTTGATGACAGCACCTTGAAAGATTTCACCGTAAGATATACCATGCTTATGACGACCATACTTAAATATAACACCATCAATAATAGTGTAAAGATACGTGACAAAGTCGTTTTGGTTTTCTGGGGTTTTATCCGCATTCCATTTCTCCCACAAGTGCCTACCAACAGCTTCAATAAAATAAAGGTTGGATTTCTTACCACGTTTCTTTTTTAACTCAAAGCCTTCTAAAAGCTCTGGATAAAATGCTATGGCTCTTGTAATAAAGACTTCGGAATATTTATTCAAATCTGGTTCAATTAAAACCATCTCACCGATGGCTTTCTTTTCAACATCAGCTACGTCTTGTTTATTATAGGTAATTTCCCGATACTCATATTTTTTATCCCTTTTCTTTTCGACGTCCGTTCGTTGGTCATCGTAAGTTAGGGACTCTAATATTTCATCGGGCTCATGTTCTGCCTCTATATTTTCAATAGGGTCAATGCTATCTAGGTTATCGTAAGGCATTTATAATATCTCTCTTAACTATTGTATCGAGAGTTTTAAGAGAAAGACATAGCTAAATTTCAAATTAAATTATATTACGAGAGAATTACTATGTCATTTGACCCATTTGATGAACGATTATACACACTAAAAGAAAATATTGACTCTGTACAAATAACTAAAATTTTCCAAGCTGGTAATTTGTCTGGTCAGATTATGACTTTAGAGTCTGCGATAGATTCATTAAAAGCAAACATAGATTTTATTAGAAAAGACTCAGATAACCGGCAAGGACCTTATGTTTTAAATAATTTAAATACTATTAAAAACTCTGTTAAAAAAATTGAAGCTATATTACGACAAGCACAAGCAATAGATGAAGATTATGATGATGAGTTAAATAAAGAACACCGTCGAAATATGCTTAATCATACATAATAAAAAGCCCACTCAAAAGGTGGGCTAATTTATATCTGCTTGTAAACCTAATCTACTAATAACTCAGAAGGGACAATAACTTCTGTATCATTACTGTCATTAAGAGCAAGATTAGTAAAACAAGATTTCATCATGTTTACGAAGTGCTGTCTATTCTCTTCGGAGGCGTTAAATAACTCCATAAACGTAGCGTCAGAGTTGAACTTCTTTTCAGACCCGTCAGGGAGGATGATGGTTTTCCAAGCAGAAGTGCCAAGTGCCTTTGCGTCATTTAGAACATCATATACGGTTCCAGCATTGCTATAATTCCGACCATCGTAATAGAATCGTAAAGGTAAAACACGATTCATTGCGCCAGAGGTCTTACACTTAATAACCTTACATTTAACTACATGACCTTCTGCCATCTTCGATTCGCCAAGCATTTTGCCACGTTCAAAAAATAGACGAGTAATAGCCATGAATTTCAGAGCATCTCCACCTGGGGTGGTATATTCTGGGCCTGTGTATGAGTTTACCATTCCGCCAATCTTAACGCGGGACTGGTTCACAAATAAACAAGCTAAATTAGTCTCTCGACAAATAGCCTTAGTCTTCTTAATACCCTTTGAAATTACACGGGCCGTGCTTGCGAAAGAGCTTGTCTCCATGTCGGCTTCTAATTCAGACTTCGCAATCATACCAGCAACAGAATCAACAATAACCATAGATGGGTCTTTGATATTGTTTTTTGCGATGTAGTTAGCAACCCGCTCAATCTGACTAAATACTTTTTCAGCTACGTCAGCAACAGAAATAATAGCTTTAGATGGATCTACGCCAAAATGCTCTAGCCTAAATCTATCACCAGCGCCACCAGACTCAGTATCAATAATAACACCAAGACCTCCCTGCTTTTGAACATTAGCAAGCATATGAATAGCGAAAGAGGACTTGCCTGTGCCTTCTCTACCAGCCACTTCTGTCATCTTGCCTTGCGGAATTCCACCACCTAACAAGTAATCTAATGCGTCAAGATTTGTCTTAATAAACCCAGTAATGTTGTCATCGTCTTCTAATGCGGCATCGGCTCCGAACTCTTTACGGAGGTCAGAACGGAAACCATCAAGATCACCTAAGTTAGATAGGCCAGTTAGCTTCTCTTCCTCGCGGGATAATCCTGTCAAACTTTTCTTACTCACACCTTTTGCCATTTTATATCCTTAAAAAAATGGGCCAGACACTAAGGAGGTGAAGTGTCTGGCCCAACATACAGCCTGGAAAGGAACCACTCAAAGCAGGCTGTATCCCGATTTAATCAGCATCTTCCATAGATCTGCGGAGTTCAGCTAACATATCATCACTAACATCTTCGCTATCAGCAACAGTTGGTTTAGCAGGCTTTACAGGAGCCGAAGCTGTTGGACTAACAACAGGCTCGTCAACCTTGGGCTGGCTAGTGAATCGTGCCATAAGCTCTGCCATCTTTTCCTTGGTTGGAGGAGTGATAAGAGCAGTTAGGTCAGGAGATACAGCTAGAAGCTTATCCCAGGTAGCCTTGGCAGTCTTACCAGTAAAAGCAGGTTCTGGATCTTGAAAAGCCCATGTAGTGGCTACAATAGCGCCCTTACCGGCTGGCTTTAATAGTTCAACATTACGACCATTGTCAGGATCTACGAAGTCCTTTTCTTTGCTCATAATAGAAACGATAGTTTCCATAGAAGCCTTGGAACTGGCACGAACAATCTTTACAGACTCTTCGGTAATGTTAGCAGTATCCAACTTATCGACTTCATAACCGACTAGGAGATAATTCTGCTTAACTACAAGCTGCTTGAAAGCTTCCTTGTACTTAATATCATCAGTTGCTGTGTACCGCTTATAAGAGGCAGAAGCAAGTTCGCAGAAGGGACAATCACCTTCTCCAGCTTTCTTAGGACAAGCGAAACTCTCGAATCGTCCGTCAGGGAAGTTTACTGCGTGATGGTTATAGATTTCCACTGGAAGCTCGAAATTACGAGACTTGAGTGGGAGGAACCGGAGGGTATGAGTGCTACCTGCTACGGGCTTGAACCAATAAGGACCTGTCTTCGCAGTCTTTTGGTTTGATTTTTCTAGCAGTTCCTTGAAAAGATTAAAGTTGGTTGCCATTTTTGGCTCCTGGGATGAGAGTTAACTCACGAAAAGGCTG